GCTGGGGTTTGTACCGTTAGTAACGTATGCTATTGATATAGAATCGCCTGACCCACTTATGTTAGTAGTTCTAATTGGTGTAGGGTTTCCGTCATAAACATCTGTTTCATCGTAAAGAGTTGAACTTGCGTCAAAGAAAGATGCAGCACCTGCTGTACTTAAATCAAAGTTTGTTGGTGTAGCAATTTCTGAGTCACCAAAGTTATACTCTATGCCTACAGATATTGAAGTTGCACCCTCTGATTTAAGAAACGTTTTAACCCTATAAAATATTTTACGTAACTCTGGATCACCCATAAAATAAAACGGAGTTTGATAAACACTTAGTACGTCAGACCCACCAAAAGAGTTACCTTCTTCTTGTTTAAATACTTTACCTGTAGTATCTCCATGCAGTACAAACTCAAACTGCCCTACATATCCACTAGCTACTGCTGTTGCTTCAATGCCCACAAGTTGACTGTATTCAAATGTAGACTGTGCTGAAGAACTTTTACGAATAGCAGCTAGTAACGACAAAGAAGTATTGGCTTCAAAGAATAATCTAAACTGTGACTTCCTACGGATAACTAGGGCTTTTAGTTTTGTAACATCTTCGTTAGCTGTGTAGTTCTCAAAAGTCTTTTGGATCTCACGAGATACTGTTTCAAGCTCAACGTCACCAATACGAGAAGTTCCAGAAATAGGTCTAACACCGTCAGGTCCAAGAAAGATAATGTCGCCACCAAATTCTACTACAGTATCAGGAGCAACACAACCCAAGTCATTAGTAACATTTTCTACACTAAAGTTAGAGTAGTTGTCCCCAACAATACGTTTAATCTGATTCTGACCAAATACATAAAGTTGATTACGAAAGGCTTTTAGCTGAGTTACAGTAAAGCCTATGTTGATAACACCAGCCCCATTAGCAGGATCAAAGTCTGTATCAGCATTAGGAGATGAAAAGTAAATATTAAATGGTTCGTCAGGATCTCCAGCTAACCAAAGATGATTTGCAAAGGCACTAGCAAACTGTGGGTTGTTTGGAGCATTAGTATGTGTAATCTGTGTATAAGTAGTACCGTTATACTTAGCAGCAGGGTTAATACCGTCTGTTAGTAGCAGGACTTCTTCAGTCCAATTATAACGCTCAAACCTTACAACGTCAACCCCTGTCATGGTAGGACTACCTGCAGATGATACTGCTTGCCAACCTTTAACTGTGGGTGTACTTGCTACTGTACCTGTTGCTGTAGATGTACTACCTGTAAGTACGTTACCTGTAGCAAAAATATTACTAGGCAATTTACCAAAGTCTACTACAAGAGCATCAGAAGTTTTAGATATTACAGTACCTGTTGCTGCTACTGTAGTTGCATCTCCTGAACTAACTACACCTGTAAGAGTTTCACCTACAGAAAAACCAGAGCCTTCACCAGAGCCAAGTGCTACATCGTAATAGTGATTATACCAATGTAAGTAGTTATTGCCAGAAGAAGGTTTCCTACAACCAAGTACACCCTGATTTATTTCACCGTTTACTGCAAGTCCTAATACTTTACCAGTACCGGGAAGTGTACCGTAAGAGTTTGCATAACCGCTTATACGTCTGTAACCACCTTCTAGTGATGGCTCCATGTTAATCAAACGTATTGCACTACCTGACAAAGAGTTACTTTGAGTTAGTGGATCTACGTTAGTAACAAGACCCCCTGCACAGACAGAGACATATGTTTGTAAGGAATCTGCCAACCTTAAAACCCATTAAGAGTTGAAGTAGGTTTAGTTATAATAGTTGAAATTACATTTACTGATTGATCAACTACAAGCCTACGCATCATCTTAATACCATCTTCAAACTTTTGACTGTGCATAGTTGCACTTTGTTCGTTAGATCTAAACAGCATCATGTACATCATTGCACCATCAATAACTACATGTTTAAATCTATCAGGTATAACTGCAGTATCATCAAATGCAGTAAGATCTGCTGGATACTTCCAGTATCTGTATTCTATTACATAAGAAGCATCAGGTACAGGTGTAACTCCAAACTTTGTATCCTGAGTCATATAAACATAGTCAGGATCAGTTCGGCCAGTTTCACCACTTAGATCTTCTACGCTTCTGTAATAAGTTAGGTATTGATCATAAGTAATTAAGTTAAGTTTTTTAGGTGTATTATTTTCTGAAGTAAGTTGTTTAATATAAAATGTATCCCAGTCTGCTTTAGAATAGTCAGCGGGAAAAGAGTAGGTATTAGTACCAGCAGCTAATGTCTGTTCGTATGTCACTAAAGTAAAAGGCCACTCTTGTGCATCCTGAAGCATCTGACGGATAGATGAGTTAATAGCATCCTTAGCCAGTGCCTGAACGTTTTTAACGTTAGGAAAGTCTGCTTGGTCAATTTGAACTTCATTCAATCGACGTAGCAGTTCGTTAGTTAGACTGAGGAAAGTACTCATTATTATAACCTTTTAGCAGGTGTAAAGTATAATCTAGCAGAAAGTGTAGCATCAAAGTTGTGTGAAGAAGTGTGCCTAAACACTAAGACTTTATCACCTGCATGTAAGAACAAAGGCCCACCACCAATAAACTGTGTGTGATTATGACCTGCTATAGCTTCTTCACCTACAAGAAAATGATAAGTATTATTATCTGCGTGGTATACTTGAATACCAATATTAGATGTGGAGTTATCTTCGTTTGCCACCATAAGAAAAACTATTTCAGCTTCATGGCTTGCGGGGCAAGTAAATAAAAGTGTAGCATTATTAGGATTACTAGTAGTACTAGCAGAGTTACCTGTAACTGCAGCAAATGCACTATCTGTCCTAAAATTAATACCAGCCATTATTTTAAGTTATTTACAATTTTAGTAGGGTTTACTCGTACTACACCACCTTTAGACAAACCCATAGCAGATGCAGTTCCTCTAGAAGACATCATACCTTGAGGTGCACGATTAGCAGAAGGACGGTACTTACTGTCCTCTTGTTCAGGTGTAGTTACACCACCTAAAGCATATCCTTTTTTCTTACGCATTATATTTCTCCTAGATAGTCTAAAGGGGCCACTCTAAAGCAGCCCCTAAAGTTAGTTATGCAAGCAGATCACGATCTACTTCTGCAGCCGCTTTGGTAGCACCCATTGGGGCGTACACTACGAAGAACTTAAACGAACCCGCTGAAGGTGCGTTAGATCCCGCAAGCTTTGCAGTGATAACTGTGTCAGCAGCAGTAACATTAGTGATACCGTTTACCGAAGTAGTGGTAGCAGCCAATGTCTTAGCGCCATTGATGTCGGCAGTACCGAGCAAATCAACGTCACCACCTGTGACACCAAAGCTTACTGCGTTAGCACCACCAATGGTAGCTGCTGCAGTACACTCAGCGCCAGCAGCAAGAACCACACAATTGTCTGGAACTGTACCGATGTCGTGAGTTGAGCTAGTTGTCAAGTCACCGTGAGCAATCACGGCTGTCTCGATACGAACTGGAGATTGTAAAGCCATTTCTATGCCCCCCTTACGCTGCGTTATATTTGGCAGTTACGATTGCTTCAGGGCGAAGAATCTTACGGCCATATAAGTGCATACCACGAACGATGTCAGCGAAGCTGTCAGGGTCACGATATGTTTCGGTTTTGTTGATCTGCTCGGCAGTAGCAACTGCAGAGTCATGACCAGCTACGATAACACCATAGTTAGTGTTTTGGTTTGCAGAACCTGTTGTACCTGAACCTGTACCTACAGATGGTAGGTTAGATGAAGAGTACACACGGAAACCGTGCAGGTTGTTAAGAACCAAACCATTACGAAGTGCACCAGACTCACCGTAATCTGCGTTCAGAAGACGTGAATCTTCATCTGCCATGATTTCCATGAATACTGGATCTACAACCAGCCAGCGTCCTTGCTTATCAACTTGTTGTTGGTCAAGCAAACGAGCCATACGAGCTACAACCATTGCTGGTGAAGCTGTTGCTGTTGGTAGTGCAGTAGCACCGGGCAAACGAGCAGCTACTGGGATCGAATGATCTGCAGCAGAAGCAGTAGTAATGTTGCCGAAGCTATCTTTACGCAACTTCATTGATGTCAGCAATTCGTCTGAACCCGCAGTAGTTACAGCTTTAGTACCATTTACTTGGTCATTAACTGTATCTGCATCTGCATGTAGAGCAGACTGTTTGAAACCTGACAAGTAGCCAAGAACTTCTTGGTCATGCTGGTCAGCCAAACGATAAGCTGCACGATTGGTTGCAAGATCCATGAAGTTCACATGTGAGTGAGCTTCTTCGATGTCATCAATTTTAAAGGCAAAGTAGTTAGCTTTGTCTACAACCAATGAAAAATCTTCATCGTCAAGATCTTGTGCTGAGATCTGTGTCCCACGAGCGTAGCTGCTTACGGAAATCTCAGGTTCTTTAATGATTTTAACTGTATCACCTTGGGCAGAAATCTCCCCAAAATAATCAGAGTTGGTGATGTCACCACATACTGTGCTCTTGCGGAAAGCAAGCTGCACTTTTTTGGAGTAGATTACGGAACTAAAGTTACCGTTAGGTAAGTTACCGTGTCCTCCTGCTGATGTAAAAGCCATAATAAATCCTCCTGATAGTTGGCTTATCTAAAAGCTAATACCAATAAGAGGCTGTTACATTTTCTAGGGTGCGTGAAGCTAACAGTCGGCCAACCGTTAGATGTACGGGCCTATACTTGAACAGGTAGTTCTCATACGTTTAGACTTTATTGGAAATTGGGTTAGAACAAAAGGTAGTCATACAGAGGCTTTTGTTCTATGTCCCTAGTTATACTGTTGCTTTTTTATTTGTCAACAGTTTATCTGGCATTACCAGATACGTCATAGACAAATTTACCATTGCGCATTGCTTTGTTAATTTCATCTGAACGTTCTTCAAATTCTTTGTCAGACATTTTAGCTACATCTGACTCACGAATCATCTCATTAGCATCAGCTACATCTACATTAGTTTTACCACGTCGAGTAACTGGTGAAGCTGCTGCTTTTTTATTTGCTTTCTTAGCTTCCTTAGTAAGACCTTTATCTGATTTATAAAGATCAATAACACGTACTACTGAAGCTGGATCATCTGCGTTTTCATACAAGGCATCTTTAACCCACTTAGGTTGTGCATCTGCCCAGTCATGAAACTCATCTGCCTCACGTAGGTCATCAAAGTCTGAATGTGACTTACGGATTTCATTTTCTGACTTAACTCGATCAGCCTCTGCTTGGGCTTCGTCAAGTTGTTTAAGTCGAGTGTCTGCCTTTTCAAACATCTCCTGTGCTTTCTTAGCTGCAATTGTTTCTACAATACCAGCTACATCAGGATATTCTTTAGCCCACTCTTCAATATCTTCATCGGACTTAGGTGGAATAATGCCAGCTTTAGTAGAAGCTTTTTGTAGACTCTCTAGCTTTTCATCCCACTCTTTTTCCTTCTGCTGCATGTGGCGTCTTAGATCACCGTAGCGTTTTTTAAAAGACTTTTCTTCTGCAGATAGCGTTTCTTCTTTAACTTCTGTATTGGCCTCTGCTTCTTGGGTAGCTTCTTGAGGTTCTTCTGCTTCATCTACTGGGGATTCTCCCCTTGCTTCAGCTTCAAGTCTTTCAATCTCCTTAGCTTCTTCTTCCATTCGTTGCTTACGCTTTGCGTTGTTGTATCCACGATCAACGAATCCTGCAGTCTTTGGGGTTTTAACTTCTGCTAATTCAGGCATATTATTTCTCCTTATGTTGGGGTCAGCCGTAGCCGAGTAGCCTTATTATTTTTTCTTCTTCTTAAGCATTAAGCCGCCTTTATTCATAGGGCCAGCGTAGTTTGCTC